TCAGACAATTTCCTCATCCTCTTTTTCTAAGGCCACTGACTTGATATAAGTCCAACCCCCTGCAACGGCTGCTTCATTATAGAAGAACGCTAACTCTTCTACAGTATCCACATTGTGTCGCACCAATGTAGTAGTACTGTCGTACCCATCTTCCTCTTTAGAGGATTCAAATGTGATGGTAACTGTTGACATTAAAAGTCACTCCCGTCTGCTTCGTAGGCTACGTGTTCAACGACCTTAATCGCTTCTAAGGTGGTCAGCTTGCCGTCCCATACATCTAGCAATGCAATCACTCGACTGCCATTACCAATAAGACCGTCTTCGTTAAAGTCCCAAGGTACGATAACGCCATCTTCGTTTGTCTTTCGTACACGTGGTGGACCCATAGTAACTCCATATTCCCCTGTTACCTCATCCTTAAACTTAGGATTGAAGTGACCCTTCCGAGCGGAGAAGTATTCATTACCGTCCTGATCTTCTTTGAACAACTGAGCCTGCATTCCCTTGTTAGGAACACCGTCCTCAACCATCTTTTTCTTGCTGTCTTCGTCTAACATTAGTTGAACAGTATAACGCCCTTGGACCTCTTCGATCTTGGCCCGTGCATCAGAACCCTCTGGCATGTTCTTGCCCATGTCTCGGTCTGATTCTTGCAGTTTTGCCCAGTTAACTGAACACTCAACGTAAACTTTCTTTCCCATGTCACATATCCTTTTGTGTGTCGGTATTAGTATATAGCAACTTTTTTCGGGCTGTTGCAACCACTCCCCTGAAATAAATTCAGTGTATGTCAGCGTAGCTTTTTCCGAACTGAGCGTCAATGCCTAAAGGTACATTTAGCTTCAACTCTTCGTTAAGTTTTTTAATGCTGTCGTTCATACTTTCTGACTCTTGTGCTTCCTTTCCTTCCTTAACCAGACTAATGATTTCATCGTGAAACTGTCCGATAGTTAGTACACCATCTTCACGACAATGCTTAACCCAAGTGTCAAAGCAATAGACACCTGTCCCTTGGTTAAGGGTGCTGAAACGGTCCTTCTCACTTCGTAGGCTGTACCAGAAACCACTTACTGGGTTCTTTAGCCACATACCCCCCAGACCACTAGGCTCTCGTACACGTACCTTCTTAGCCACAGCCTCTACAGACCAGTTACGGTCCCAGAATGCAGCAAGTAGTTTCTTAGCCTCTGCCTGCTTCATACCAGTAGTCCGAGACAGAGTAGCTGGGCCAACGCCATAGGTGGCACTGTAGTTCACTACCTTGTAGTTCTTACGCATAGCCTTGAGGCTTTGTGTCCCATTGTTGTGCATGTCGATGTCGTGCTGATTAATGACACCAGCATGTTTAGCTAGGTCAAGGTGTGGGTCAAAACCAGACTGTGACATTTCTGCAACATATCCCGGATCAAGTGGCTGCATGTAATGACGTTTAGTTGTGTCTTCTAGGCTAGTCATATCTGCACCACATAAAACGTAACCTTCTGGGGCAATCAGGCATCCACGTATCTCAGCACCATAAGGCTTTTCCACCGAGGGGAGGTTAACCAAAGGTTTAGCGTGTTTGAACCTCATAGTGTTAGTCATGCCAGCGACACCAGCTTCTAAGTAACCATCTTTCTCGCACTCTAGGAATGCTTTGAGTATCCCAATTCTGTGAGTGAGAACAGAAAGGCCATCCAGAATAGAAACAGCAGGATCATTAGCAGCCAGCCTTTTAACTGACGGGCATAGTTCCCCATCTTTCCTGACTTGTTCGATCTGTCGTTCATCACCATTTCTCTCTCTTACAAACTTAAATGTTCTAGGTTGCCAACCAATGCTAAACAGCCAATCCTTGATCTGTGAAGTAGAGTTAGGATTACCTCTTTTAGTTCCCACCCAGACAACAAAACTCTCTACCGTCTCAGGCTGCTTGTACTCCTTTCTCAGCGCCTCAAAGCCCTCTCCGCGAGAAGACATGCTCCCGTCCTTACGGTACATCTTACTGGGCCTAATTACAGTCTTAGTTTGTATCTGTGGTGGCATAGCTTCTGCCAGCGCCTCTGTTTTTTCTAGCTTCCACTCATTCCAATCTGCTAGGTGTCCCTCTGCCTTGGATACATCTAATTTCCACCGTAGGGTCTCCTGTTGCCTAGCGCACTCAAGTTTAAACGTAAGGTAGTCTACTAAACGCCATGCTTCACTGTTCATATAGTTTCTCCAACTTTCTCTTTAGGTCTCGCCACAAACGGACATTGATCTTAACATCTTCTTCGCAACGGTGGGCGTACTCTTCTTTGCTTAAGCCCTCCCAATCATCTACCTTTGGCTTAGGTACACCATACTCTTCACCATACACTGCAAGCCCATGCTTTTGACGTTGATGGTGTAAGTACCAACTAAGCCCTAGCGTATCAACTAACTTGGCACGTATCTTAATGCCTAGCACTTTTTCCACCGCTGGGACATCGAACCGAACAATGTTGTGTCCAGCCAACGCCAAAGTCTGATCCAGACTATACTCTAAAAAGAAGTCCCTCATTTCATCGTAGTCAAAGATAGACCTTGGCTCATCCATAGCTTCTGTCTGATACGATAACACATGTATCTTAGTTAGCTTGTCGAGAAGTCCATCTGTTTCTATGTCGAATACTGTTTCTGCTTCTACCATTATATTTTCCCAGCATCTGCGTTACTTCGTGCGTACTTAAGTTCTAAGGGGGTAAGATACAATTTCATTGCATCATCGTATGCTTGAGCCGCCATTTTCTCTGTGGGGTACACCCCAAGATACTTTTTATTTTTTATAGACGGAATGTAGATAGATGCCGCCCACGGGTTTGTTCCTGACTTCACACGATGTACGCCTTTCATAACACTTGTAGCATTGCTAAGACCATCAGAGTTCATTCGGTTCTGACTGTGTGAGACGGCACGTAGGTTCTCAATGCGATTGTTTTTCTTGTTACCGTCAATATGGTCAAGAACAGGTGGCATATCACTGTCTCGATTATGAAAGTACCAAACAACACGATGGTTTAAGAAAGTCTTCATCTTTGTACCAATCATTGATGTCCTTACCTCTTGGTATGAAATGCTGTTCTCATTAGAGGCCCCAGCCACCCCTTCTTTCCTACCCTGCCCTGTCTCTTTCCATTTCAAGTCGCCTAACACTGGGCAGTACTCTAGGTTACTGTCCAACCATGCCTTGTCTTCATCTGTCCAAACTCTTGCTTTAGTCATTTTTAGTACTCCTGCGCTAAGGTGAAAGTCTCACCGTTAAATTTCATCTTCCCTGCCCGACCTTCTTCACTACAAGGGCGGTTCTTTTGTACCGTGATGTAAGTGGTGTTTCTTTCATCAGGGTCTTCGTTGTCTTTATCCCGTGACAGATCAATGATCACACTGGCTCTTTGCCCGATCATCTTACAGTACTTAGGATCACCGTCTTCGTTAGTGTGAGCAATCGTCACAATGCCCACATTTAGTTCCGCTGACAGCTTAGAAAGCCTTACGCTTAGGTCTGCCAGCATTTCTTCTTTGTTAGCCTCAGAGCGGCCAGCCACAACGTCTTGGATGGGTTCAAAGAATACATACTTGCACCCACATGCCTGACTAAAGAAACGTATCTGATCACATAGTTCATCAGTACCCTGCCCATCACCTAAGTAGAACTGGTAGAAGTTCTCATCCTTGGTTATGTTCTTGATTGCAGCCAGTACGTCTTCGTGGCGTCCTTTCTCATCTATCAGATCACGCCGCGTTAGATTGTCACTTAGTTCATACGACACAAGGCCCAACAGAGAACGTAGCTTAGTCTCTTCTAAGTGCCATGCAGCAATAGGAACCTTACGCTGTAGCATGTTGTATTCCAAGAAACGCATAACCTCAGTTTTACCAATTCCTGTAGGTGCTTTGATCACTGTAAAGTGACCCTGCATCAAGCCCAAGATTTTATCGTCCAGATCAGTTATACCTGTAGGTACATACGTATGGTCAGGTGTATCATTATACAACGACAGAAACTGATCTGACGTATTTAGAATATTTTCTGGCGTGTACTTAGCTGC